ACGAAGCAGTTAGGAATGATATCCGAAGGCGTGAACGCATGGCAGAAGCTTGTTACGAAGTCTAGGATTCACCACTATTGTGCCACTACTACAGCTACTTTTAGATGTGCTCATCGTACACCCAACCTTGGACAAGTTCCAAGTGATGAACGATTCAGACGTTTATTTATAGCTACACCCGGTCAACGCATGGTCGCAGCTGACTTATCGGGTATAGAACTACGCATGCTCGCTCACTATCTAGCCAGATACGATGGCGGTAGGTATGCTAAAATTCTTACAACAGGCGACATCCACCAAACTAATGCCGACAAAATTGGAATTACTCGACGTCAAGTCAAAACCGTTACCTATGCATTCTTATATGGTTGCGGAGATATCAAATTGGGACACTCTTATGATCAATTATTATCCGAAGATAAAGCTAGGAAAAAAGGCAAAGAGATTAGGAAAGCTTATGTTGATGCCATTCCGGGTCTTGCGGAGTTGTTGGCGGCTACTAAAAGAGGTGCAGAAAGAGGTTTCGCAAGTGCCATCGACGGTCGTCGTATCAGCGTTGACAAAGGGCATAAGTTTCTCAACTACCTCTTACAGGGAGGAGCAGCGGTTATCGCCAAAAGATGGATGGTCCGATCCCACGAACACATCAACAGAATGAATCTAGATTGTCACCAACTTGCTTTTATCCATGATGAATTACAATTTGAATGTGATCCAAATCACGTCGAAGATCTCAAATCTATATTAGAATTATCTGCTGTTGAGGCAGGTGAGCACTATAATATGAGGATTCCTATAGCTGCTGAAGCTAAGGATGGAGAGACTTGGGCAGACACCCACTAATTTATGAAAATTTTAATAGACGCAGACTATATTGTATATAAGTCTTGTGCCGCAGCAGAAAGTGAAGTAGACTTTGGCGATGATGTTATCCTCGTTACAAGTAATTTCAATGATGCTTACAAAGCTGCAAAGCGTGAGATATCAAGGATCGAAAAGAAACTTGGTGATTTCTCAACTACTATACTGTTCTTTTCAGATAGTGTAAATTTTAGGAAAGAAATTTTACCATCCTATAAAGGACACCGTAATCGTAAGAAACCATGTGGATACAAACGTATCATCAGTGCTCTTGGAAAAGAGTACAAGGTCATCAAAAAACCTTTGTTAGAAGGTGATGACGCACTCGGTATTTATGCTACAAAATTTCCGGGAAATATTATTGTCTCACCAGACAAGGACATGAGACAGATTCCCGGTCAGCTGTATAACTTTGATGATGTTTTCACAATAACACCTGAAGAAGGTGCTAAGTGGCACTTGCTTCAAACAATGGCAGGTGATAACACGGACGGATATGCTGGAGTACCTACAATCGGCGTAAAAAGAGCTGAAAAAATCTTTGAGGAAAAGGGTTACACTTGGAAAGCTGTACTCGAAACCTTTAAAGAAAAAGGTATGACAGAAGAAGACGCTCTAGTTAACGCTAGACTTGCTAAAATTTTAACTGCTGATGACTATGACTTTGAAAGAAAAAAACCTAAACTTTGGTCCCCCACCTCCGATTACAAAATTAACTGCGGAACAGGATCTAAAAATGAGACTGATAGCCGACAAACTAAAGAAGGATGACGTTAGAAAGGAAGATATAATTACAGTATTTTTAGCATTACAAAAACAAAACTTTGTATTAAGTAATTCTTTAATGAATTTACTTGACAATTGGCCAAAAGAGCCAGTCACCACCTTTGGAATTTTAATCTAATGACAACAGAACTTATCTCCCGTACTGGTCGGGTCCAGTCTTGGCTGGATAACCCAGAATCACGCCTACCAGTTTCATGTACTGTATTTGTAGTCGAGGACACAATGGAAGGTCCCGACGGCATTGAAGCCAGCTGGAGGTTCGTTTCCCATGCTCTCCGATACGGAGCTGGGGTAGCCGTTCACTTATCAAAAATTAGACCACGAGGACATGAAAATGGACGAGGTTTAGTTGCTAGTGGACCAGTATCATTTGCAAAAATTTATTCTAGTTTAAATGAAACATTACGCAGAGGTGGTCACTTCAAAAACGGTGCGGTGGTTGCCCATCTTGATATTGATCACACCGATATTATTGAGTTCGTGCAGACGCCCAGAGAAGAACTCCCATGGATTAAACGATGTGTTAACCTCGATAGAGAAAAATGGCTTAAATCGGACATTAGAACAAGAGAAGTCATACTACAAGGAATTGCCAAAGGAGATATTTGGCTCAACAAAATAAAATATGACAAAGAATCTAAACGAATTCGTGGAAACGTCTGCCTCGAAGTTTACCTGCCCTCACGTGGAACATGCCTCTTACAACATGTTAATCTCGGTGGGTGCACAATCGAAGACCTCCCAAAAGCTTTCGCTGTGGGTATGTCTGAATTGTGTGAACTCCATAGCAAAACAGGCGTCGGAAATACAGGCGAGTATCTACCTTCCGAAACGGACCGCCAAGTCGGACTTGGATGCCTTGGACTAGCTAATTTCTTAGCAAATAATAATGTAACGTATGCAGATTTTGCTAATGCGTTAGAAAAAAAAGAGTGTAGTCAAACGGCATTATATATAGTTGATGAATTACACGCAGCTATAGAAGGAGCAGCAGTCATAGCTCGTCACAATAACATGGCTCGAGCTTTTGCTATTGCACCTACAGCATCTTGTTCTTATAAGAGTAGAGATGTTAAAGGATATACTTGCACTCCAGAAATAGCACCACCCATTGCTAAAAGTGTAGACCGTGATTCGGGCACTTTTGGTGTAGAAAAAGTTGAATACGGCAATGTCGAGATTGCTTCGGAAGTCGGTTGGGACGTTTACAAACGTGTAACTGATGGTATCGTAAAATTATTCGACGCTACGGGACTTCTTCATGGATACAGCTTTAACTCTTGGAGTGATGTTGTAACCTACGACAATGCATTCGTTGAAGAGTGGTTACTTTCTCCTCAAACCTCCCTTTACTATTCTTTACAAGTAATGGGTGATACTCAGGATAAGACGAACGCTTATGCAGCTCTTGATCAAAACGAAGTTGATGATTACTTGAAAGACATTTTAGATAATCCAATCAACTGCGACTGTCAAGAATAATGAAAACTGACCCTTATGAAAAACTCCTTACTAGGAAAAGAAAGTGGACTCCTGTCAAACCGAAAGCAGAAGTCTTTAAATCTGGAGCTGAAGAAACCATCAGACGTTGCCTCGCAATACGTCATATGGAGCTACCAGTCGGTGAATTTATTAAGGAAGGTCTTGAAAAGGACGTTCCCGAAAACGCTCGAGCATTATTAATAGATAATGTAAGAGATGAAGAAAGGCATGATCTAGCACTAGGATACATCGTTGATGCTCATGGTGCTGATATGAATGCAGAATTAGAAGCTATGAGGTTAAGAGATGCATGGATTAAACACCCTGATCATACTATCACAAAAGCACTCGTTGCAGAACGAGCTATATTCTTTGTTTTATTACCTTTCTTTCGGTTTACTGGTGATTCTGCTCTCAGAACAGTATCAGCTGATATATCCAGAGATGAACAAATCCACGTTGCGACAAATAGTCTTGTATGTGCTGAGTTGGGTCTTGTTCCTTCTAATAGTTTGGATAAGCTTCGGAAAGCAACTATCAACTGGATTTTCCAACCCCTCGGTATAAACCAGTCCGATAAATATTTGGACAAAAATTTTTGGCTGGATGCCAGCGATCGCTTAATGTATGAGGGCAAAGCACCTCAACTTTCTGAGACACGGTCAGCACGTATGCCAGCTTTTTTCGAACACTCAAATGTCAATCTCCCTCAATACTCTTAAATTACACAACGAGCGAGTGGAGGAACTGCTAAAGAAAGTTGAAGACAATTTTCAATGGCAACCCGTCCACCCAAAAGAGGATTTATCCTCAATCATGTACCGTGCTGGTCAAGCTAGTGTGGTAGAATATATTAAACAACTAATACAGGATGAAGAATAATGTGCGTAGGACCACTGGCACCTAAAATGCCACAGATGCCAGCTCAAAAAAGACAGGCACCAGCTCCAACGATGAAAGCAGCAGCACCACCATCTGAAATGGTAACACCTGAAAAAATTAAGGAAGAAGGTGGTGACGAAGATAAACTTTCAACAAAGAAAAAGAAAGCTTTAGAAATTAAAAAAGTTAAAGAAGGTGTTAAAACTTTTGGAGCTATTGATCCTAAAACTTTACCAAGCTCACCTCAAGGTGGAGTTAATACACCATAGGAGAAGTTATGTGCGTAGGATCCCCGATTCATAGTGCCGCATTAGGTAAACCTATAGAATCAAAACCAGAAGTCCAACCCGGACCAGCTTCACCACCAGATATGGTGAACAACCAGATAATAGAGAATGCAAATGATAGAGCTGGACAAGAGAAAGCTCGAAACGAGTTTGATCCCAAGCTTAAATCTCAATCAAGTAAATACTAATGAAAGCACGTGATAGATACACACAACTGACCAGAGGTAGATCACAGTTCCTTGATACCGCAGTTGAGTGTTCCAGATTAACGTTGCCGTATCTTATACAAGAAGATCTTAGTTCACAACCAACACACAGGAAGTTACATACACCGTGGCAATCAGTAGGAGCCAAGTCAGTTGTCAATTTGGCAGCAAAACTTATGCTCGCATTGATACCTCCACAAACAAGTTTCTTTAAATTTCAAGTTAGAGATGATAAACTTGGTGAAGAATTTCCACGTGAAGTAAAAAGTGAATTAGATTTATCCTTTGCTAAAATGGAAAGGATGGTTATGGATTATATTAATGCCTCTAGTGATAGAGTTGTAGTCCACCAAGCACTCAAACATTTAATTGTTTCAGGAAATGCATTAATATTTATGGGCAAGGACGGTCTCAAAAACTATCCCCTTAATCGCTTTGTTATAAACAGAGATGGTAACGGGAACGTATGTGAGATAGTCACAAAGGAACTAATAAGTCGTAAGATTCTAGGTATAGATCTGCCAGAATCACTACCAAACTCTCCCGGAGATGATGGTTACAAGACAGGATCTGATGATCAAGACGTAGAAGTGTACACTTACGTCCGATTCGATGAAAACGGTCGATGGATATGGCACCAAGAAGCATTTGATAAAATAATACCTAACAGCAGAAGTACAGCTCCAAAGAACGCAAGTCCTTGGCTCGTCCTCAGGTTTAACCAAGTGGACGGAGAAGACTACGGTCGTGGTAGAGTAGAAGAGTTCCTCGGTGACATTAGATCACTTGAAGGATTATCTCAAGCTCTCGTTGAAGGTAGTGCTGCAGCTGCTAAGGTTGTCTTCTTAGTTTCACCATCCTCGACAACAAAACCAAAAACTATAGCCGATGCTGGTAACGGAGCAATCGTTCAGGGTAGACCTGATGATGTTGGCGTTATTCAGGTAGGCAAAACAGCTGACTTCAGGACAGCAGCAGAGCAAATGCAAACTTTAGAACGTAGGATAGGAGAAGCTTTCCTCGTACTATCAGTTAGACAAAGCGAAAGAACAACTGCGGAAGAGGTACGCCTCACGCAAATGGAATTAGAACAACAGCTAGGTGGACTATTTAGTTTACTTACAGTTGAATTTTTAATACCATACCTCAACAGAACCTTACATATATTACAACGCAACAAGGAGCTTCCAAAGATTCCTAAAGATGTGGTACGTCCACAAATAGTTGCCGGTGTAAATGCATTAGGTAGAGGACAAGACCAACAGTCTCTTGTTCAGTTCGCACAAACTCTTGCTCAAACTATGGGACCAGAAATCATGGCTAAGTTCCTTGATCCCGGTGAGTACGTTAAACGACTTGCTGCAGCTCAAGGTATAGATGTACTTAACCTAGTTAAGACACCTGAAACTATGGCACAGGAATCACAGCAACAACAACAACAGATGCAACAGATGGAAATGATGAAGCAAGCTGGTCAGTTTGCTAGTTCTCCAATGATGGACCCAAGTAAGAATGAAGCAGCAGGTAAGTTAATCCAAGACCAATACGATCAATTACAAAATGGCAACAACCAAGGCGAGCCGCCCGCAGAAGGTGGCGAAGAAACCCCTCCCGAAGGTTAGTAGACCCGAGTCTCTTGTAGACCCGAATGAAAGAGCTACACCAACTAAGTTCACAGCTAGAGCACATATAGGACAAGATCCTGATCTAGTTACAACAGTTGGTTTAGGAAACCTAAAAGTAACCACCGCTAAAGGATTAAAGAATGACAGAAAAACTAACGTATGACCCTACTCCAGCTGATGCTCCTGAGTTTACAGAAGAAGAACAAAATTCTTTAGAGGTTGCAGAAAAGCTAGGACAGGAAGAATCTGAACTATATGCTGGTAAATATCAGAATGCTGAAGAATTAGAAGAAGCTTATCTAAATCTACAAAAGAAATTAGGATCTCAAGATGAAGATGATGAAGTAGAAGATACTACATTAGATGAAGATGAGTATCCTGAGGATGTAGTTGATGGTGTTGATTTAATTCAAACTGCTTCAGAAGAATACTTTGAAAATGATGGAGCAATTTCTGAAGAAACAATGGAACGTTTTACAGAGATGTCTAGTTCAGAATTAGTTGAAGCTTACATGGCAATCAGAGATCGCAATCCTGATCTTGAAGGAGCCAAATATTCTGAAGATTTAAGTGATGCTGAAATGAATCAAGTATATAATTCAGCAGGAGGAGAAGCAGAATATAATAACTTAACAAGTTGGGCAGCTCAAAATTTAGATGAATCCAAAATGGATGCATTTAATGATATAATTGATAGAGGTAATGCTACTTCTATACAGATAGCAGTTGCTGGACTAAGAGCAGAATATGAAAACCAAGAAGGGTATGAAGGACGAATGTTAACTGGCAAAGCAGCTAAATCCTCTGGAGATATATTCAGAAGTCAAGCTGAAGTTGTTCAAGCAATGAACGATCCTAAGTATGACCGAGACCCTGCCTATCGTCAGGATGTTTACGATAAACTAGAACGATCTGATTTACAATTTTAATTATGTCAAAAGCATACGATCCATCTGCACGTGCTAATGCGATGCAGGTGAAATACAAAGTAAATGCTACAGGTGACCGTTGGTTTATTCCTTACAATGATAAGGGAACTACAGCAGCACAATTAGCTCAATGTAAAAAACAAGTTGGTAATACAACTGACGGCACGGACGCAGGAGCCGAACAGTAATGGGATTACTTGATAAATTAGCACAAAGAGATCCTAAATACCATCAAACAAAAGATGCTGGTAAGAATAAACTAGGAAATCTGATAAAGAAAAATCTTAAGTCAAACCCTGATGCTATATGGAATCAAGGTAAAGGAGGGAGTGGTAAAGACTAATGTCCCTTCAAGCAGCAAATCCTGAAGAATATAAATATCCTACAGGAAGTTTCAAACAAAAGAAAAAAGTAAGTAATTCATGGGAAGGATTCTCTAAAAAATCCGAGTCCATTTGGAAACAAGGTAAAGGAGGAAGTTAACCATGCCAGCAGGAAAAGGTACCTACGGAAACAAAGTAGGTAGACCACGGAACAAAAGAACAGGAGAAGACTTCTTAGATAGAGAACAGAAGAAAAAGTTTAACTACAAAGAATCGAAAGCTGAACTAGACCAATCCATGTCTGACTACCGGAAAGGACTAAAGGGAGCTCAAGAAAAAGACCGCAAAGAACGGGAAAGGAGAAAACGAGAAGCGGATGCAAAGAAATTTGTAGAAGCGGAAGAAAAAAAAAGGATGAAGAAACACGGAATTAAACGTACCGCCAACAAAGCAGTACGGAAAAAGTAATCATAGCGGCGGCTCGAATCATATCGTAACCGCCCGATGATTTCTTTTTTTATTTCTATGACAGTAACAACTGAATATGGGAAACAAAATATTTTCCCAAACGAAATACCAGCGAGAGTTA